ATATTTCATGTTATTTGTTTTACTGTTATTCCGCATTTATTTAGGAAACTGATTCCTGTATCATCACGATAGTCTTCGGCATAGAAGACTTCTTTAATACCTGTTTGAAATATCATTTTAGCACAGTTCATGCATGGAGCGCAAGTAATAAACATACTTGCACCATCACCACTCTCGGTAGACTTTGCTAATTTAGCAATTGCATTAGACTCTGCATGGAGAACTTCTGGTTTTGTTTTCCATCTGATTGAACCCATAGTATGAATTGGACCACCCATGTCAATCACATACTCAGATTCTTCATGTATTTCATCCTCGCAATTATTATCCCATCCACTTGGCATACCATTATAACCAATTGAGATGATGCGGTCATCTTTAACGATAACCGCACCGACATGTTTTCTTTTTGCGCTACTCAATTCGGCAAAGACTCTTGCAGTCTTCATGTATGCGCCAAGATATTTTTCTTTAATCATTATCAAATTTCTCTGTCTGTTCAAAACGTTTCTCTTGAATCGTTTTTTCTTTCCACACTTTTCTAGGATTCGCACACATTACACAATTAGGATTTCCACAATCTAATACATGATGTTTAGCCAATTGATGCGGAGACTCAACTGGTATATTATATGCTTTAGCAATTTTCAATTGCTTTCGTATTGCATTTTCGTCTTTAAGGATTCGCTTAGATTTTTTGAATTTATCTTCTTCGTTACTCATGTTCGTTTCCTTTGAATATTTGTTATGCTACATTCCAGATTAGTGCGCCTGGTTTCCCGCTACTCACTACAAACTGCCAAAGTTTGGCATCGTAGTATTTTTCAGATGGATACGGTGGTGCTTGATCCTCTTCTACTGCTTGGTCATACTTATATGGCGAACGCATAGTCACAGCACGACCTTTTTCATAGTCACTCATCTTGTGTCCAATCTCTACTGCATATGCAGGCACATCAGGAAATGCTAATTGCAATCCACGATTCAATGTTCCGCTTGATGCAACAGTCCAAATCTCTGTTGGTTTGATTTTTAAATCTCTTGCGACTTGAACAATTGATGCAAGCACAGATGGATGTTCTAATCCCAAAGGCAAACATTGTCTGCGCTTTGTATCTTCTTCTTGATAACGTCTTGCTCTTGCTTTTGTCACAGTAAGCATACCATTGTCAACCCAATGAATAGTACCGCCAAGGTCCAATACTCTTTGTTGATGCCATGTAGGCTCTTTGCGTTTAGCCATGAAGAACGTTGCTTTTTTTCCATAGAGATTACACACATACGTTAATGATATAGGACCCCAACCAACTTTGTTTGCGCCACCAAAGACCCATTCATCACATTGAGTAGTCTTCACAAGATAGTCAATGAATCTACTTTTACTTCCATACTCTAACAAGTCATCACGCACAACATAAAATCCATGGTGCATTTCAACTATTGGTGCAGGGTTTGGATCTTTCCATCCTTCTATTATATCAGAAATTTCTTCAGGATACAAGCGACTCATACAGGTCTCCTTCCGAGATTGCATCTATGACTAAGTGAATTCTATTATCTGTTCCATTGTTGATAGCTTGATGTGGCTTACGGGTATCTAAGAACCACAAGTCTCCAACATCCATATGTACCTTTTGTGGAGTGCCTTTAGTGTCCCACACAGTAAAAATCATGTTTGGATTAGTAATGATTGGTATGTGTAATCTTGCTAGTTTGCCTTTAGAACCGCCAGAGTCTTTATCAACTTGATCGGTGTGTCGTTCTAGTTCTCCACCGCCAGGTTTCAATTGCATGAAACGAACACGATGCACTTCTTTATATTTACTTAACAACTCACGCACTTCAGGAAACATATCATAGAGTGGTGTGTCTTGTAATTCAAATTTTACATCTTTGTTTTTTTCTTTCCAATCATCACTCATCTCTGAAGGCTTTGTAATGAAGTCTGATTCTGGACGATAACCACGTAGTGACAATGCAGACCATGCTTTGTCTTTGTTGTAGTTACTATAATGATTTGTGAATGCTGGTAACGTTGCTAACTTAGCAGAAACAGATTTAATAAACTCTGATGTGATTGCACCAATCTTTTTGATACTCAAATATTCTGTTGATTCTACTTTAGGAAACGAACGTGGAATAGGACTGTTACTCTTAAAGTAAATTGCATGTACTTCTCCGTATGTTGTAATCTTCGGACCAACATAACAGAAACCCAACTCTTCAGCCAATGCACAATGTGCTTTATTTTCTGCCCATACAGTTAACCAAAAATTGTTTCCTGACAATAAAGAAATTTGATGCTTAATTGTATTAATGTTGCCTGAAAGTTTTCCGATTGAAACATCACCCTTTACTTTTGTTGCAATGACAGTATCGCCATGCATTGTAATGTCTGACGCAACTTTACTATTCGTAACTTCAAACATTGAAGGCTCAAGACCAAATTCACTAAAAATAAGATTACCCTTTTTCAATGACTCTGCAATATTGTTCTTCTTATACTTTGCGAAAGGAGATAATGTATATGCATTGTAGTCTGCATATTGTGCTTCAAGCCCTTTAAGATAGTCTATGTCATATCCATGTTGCCAAGGTTTCATTTTTTTACCTTACGTTTTAAAATCATGCGTTTGCGTATAGCACGTTGCGTTTCAAATGCTGATGCCTTTTGAGTATATACTTTTCCAAGCATATGGTCAAATTCGTGCAATGCAATTCGTGCAGTCATGCCAATAAACTTTTCAGTTCTTGTTTCACCTGTCTCATCTTGAAAACGAATACGTATTGAGTCTGGACGTTTAACGTTTAGATACAATAGAGGAAAACTTAAACATCCTTCTTTCATTGTCAGTTCTTTATCTGATACATCAACTATTTTTGGATTGAATACTGCATATGGTTTCTCACTAGTTCTCATAACAAAAACACGATATGGTTGCCCAACTTGATTAGCTGACAATCCAAGTCCATCATTCTTAATCATCTTATCATGCAATGCTTGTGCAAACTCTTTTGGATCAAATGGTGGATTATCAAAATCAAACTCTTTACATTCTTGCAAAAGAACGGGTGATGTTTCCGAAACTAAATTCAATTCAATCATTTTGTTATCCTTGAGAAATTATTTACTTTTTCAAATCTAATCACGTTGGCAAACTTGTCTTGTAGAATATCACCTTTGTGTGATATGACAAACAGGTTTGATCCTTCAAGCATGTTTAGAATCTTCATCAAATCTTCTGTACCATTTGTGTCTAATGACGAATCAAAGATTTCATCAAGTATCAATATGTTTGTACTTGCTGAATTCTTCAACTTGGCAACAGCACGCCAAGTCAACATCAATGCCATATCAATACGTTGCTTTTCACCTTCGCTGAATGATGCATATGTGAAATCATCACGATGGCGAGACTTGATTGTTTCTTTGAATGACTCATCTAAATTAAAGTTTACAAAGAAATCTAATGATGCAAGATACTTGTTAACTAACTTGTTGATGACTGGTATGTATTGACGAATGATTTTCGTTTTGATACCCGTGTCTTTCAATAAGTTCGTTGCAATCTCATAGTATAAACGTTCTTCAGAAATAACTTTAATCTCAGATTCCAATTCAGCAAGTTCTTGATTCAATGTTTCAAGTTTTGTTTGTTCAGTTTGCAAGTCATCTTTGACTAACGACAATCGTTCAATTTCCTTTTCAAGACTTTCAATGTATCTACGATTGGCTTTAATCTCGCTCTGTTCAAATGTCAATTGTGAATTCAACGTTTGAATTTGTCCTACAATCTTTTCAATCTCATCACATCTAACATTAAGTGTATCAATCTCTTCATCAACTTTTTTCAATGCGCTATCAACTTCTTCAAGTTTTTTAGATCGCTCTTCAATGATGTGTGATTTGTATTCATCACCGATTGTCTGCTTACATGTTGGGCAATCATTGTTGTCGTGATAGAATGAAATGTCAGTATTAACTTTCTTAAGTGTTTTACCTAGATTGAGTTTGATGCCTGAGAATTTTGTTATCTTTCCATCAACTTTATCTTTGTCTGAAATCTGTGTACACAAATCAGACAAACTTTGACGTAACGTTGTACAGTTAGTTTCACTCTCTATAACTAAATGTTGAGTGTTAGCAATGTCTTGTTGCTTAGATGAAAGTTGTGCGGCATTACTTTTGTTTAACGAATCAATAAATTGAATTTGATATTGTATCTTCTCACTCTTCAAATCAACTGCGTACTTTGTTTGAGAATGTTTTTCTTTTAACAATAAAAACTTATCTTTAAGTGCGCTATTCATGCGAGAGAAGATTTGAATGTCCAACAAGTCTTCAATGATAGAACGTCTATCGCTTGCAGACAATTGCATGAATGGAGTAAATGATGCTGAACCCAACAAAACAATTTGAGTAAATGATTTATAGTTGAGTTTGAGAATGAATTTCTCTAGATGTTCTTGATAGTCTTTGACTGCGGCATCTTGATTGACTAGATGCCCATTACAGTAAATCTCAAAGATATTTGGTTTGATACCACGAACAATTTTGTATGTCTTGTTGCCTGTGTCAAATTCAATTTCGGCAACGCAATCTTTTTGATTGATCGTATTAACAAGTTGCCCTTTGTTAATATTACGAAATGGTTTACCAAACAGCACAAAGCACAATGCATCAAGCATCGTAGACTTACCTGAACCATTAGCGCCAACAATCAATGTGGTGTTGTTGCCATCTAAGTTCAGTTCAGTAAAAAAGTTACCTGTACTTAACAGGTTTTTCCATCTTAAATTACGAAAAATTATCATTCAATGTTTTCTGTGGATAGTGCCTCAACATAAAGTTCACGCATCAATGTTTTAAGTTTGTTTGTATCAGAAATATTTAGGCTTTGTGCATCAATGAATGTAGAAAGAATTGTCATAGTATCTTGCGCTTGGTCAATAATATCTTTTTCAGTTGTCTCTTCATTCAATTCTGTAAAGTCTTCAACGATTGTTACATCAACTGGACCAACTTTATAAATTTCATCTATAAGTTTCTCAAACAAATATGGGTCTTGTTTATTAGCAACAATGACTTTCACATAAGCATTTGCATACTTAGTGAAATCAAGTTTCTTCAAGTCTTCAATTTTTAATTTGTCCGTGCTACTGTTATCATCATAATTTACTTTGTAAAACATTCTGTGAGGATTCTCTAAGAATGTTGTCTTCATTGTTTCAGTATCTAAGATGCCAAATTGTTTTTTATCTTTGTAATCATTCCAAAACAATTCATATGGTGCGCCAACATACGTAATGTTGTCGTGCTGTGATGGCGTGTGATAGTGTCCGCTGTATACATGATTATAGTTGCTTAGAAACTTATAGTCAAGTCCTTCGTGGCTATCTACACCACGGAACAATGGAAAGCCAGCGAGTTCAAAGTGTCCCATACATAACGGAGAAGATGTGTTCTTTACAAACTCATAAATTTCTTCTTCATTGCTTTTGCAAATCCATGGTATCATATCAATTTTGATTCCATCAACTTCAAGTGTTCCTGGTTTCTGCCATAGAACAATATTGTGATAGTCTCTCAACAACAAGTCTGGTGAATTAACATCTAAACTTTCTTTCCAAAAGATATCGTGATTACCAATCAATGCGTGAACAGTAATGCCTTCTTCAACGCATCTGTCAAAAAAGTATCTACGACTTTCCATCAGCGAAAGAAAGTTAATATACTTTCGTCTATCAAACAAATCACCAAGTTGGATGATTGTTCTTACACCATGCTCTTCTAATTTTGGAAAGAATGTTTCATTATAAAATTTTTCATAGTAAGCATGAAACGCTTTGGAGTCATTTCTAACACCAAAATGCGTATCACCTAATAGACATATTCTCATACTTTCGTTGCCCTTGCTTCTTCATTGTTGTACCTAAAGATTTGTCAATTATAGCACGAATTGCAGTCAAATGCAAGATAGCGGCATCTCTTAAATCTTTCGGTGATCTTTTATTCTCTACAATCTTTAACCAGTTTTCAAGTTGGGCTGGAATGGGTGTCTGCATTATCTTTCTCCAGAAATTCATCAAATATAGTTTCTTTCTTTTTCTTTCTAGGCTTTGCACTGGCAATCTTCTTTTCTTTGTTTGCTTCAAATGCATTAATGAAATCACTAATGAATTCTTCGCTGTATGCGTCATGCAATACTCCATTGAGTCCTGAAGTCACATATTCTTCTCCATTGTTTTCAATGAGTGAAGTAATGATAAGATTGTCCATGCTCTTGTATTTTATATATAAATGTTTTTTCTCTTTTTGAATTCTTCGCAAGAATGCATAGTAAATGATTTGAGTAAAGTATGCAAATGGATTTTTAGATTTATCAGGATCAAAGTTATCAATGTACAGTAGACAGTTTTCAATACCATCAGATACCATATCTTCTTTGAATGTGTAGTTTGCAAAGTTTGGTTTACGTGCCAAGTGCGTTGCAATTTTAAACAAGCATTCGCCAATGTACTCAGGTACTCTTGGGCGTTCTCCATTCGTTGCTTTTGCTTCTTTAACAGCCGCACGAAAGACAACCATCTCTTCTAGGAAATGTTCGTTGTTTACGTAGTGCTTTACTTTTGTTGTTTTTACGGTAGCGGTAGTAATAGTCATGTTTCACCTCAGTTAGTTGACAAACACTTGACAATGAGTTATTATTGCTGTGTCCTGTTTGATAAAGACTTAATGTAATATATGATTGTTAGATGAAGTCATTGCCATTCTCATTCTATCAATCTCTTCCTTAATTTCAGACATCCTGTCTTCCGATTGACTTTCCTCATCAATCTCAATATCAGGTTCATTGTCTGAATCAAATTCGTTATATGCTTCCCCATAAACTCTAACAATTTCTATTGTAGCTTCTGATACGGAAACAATACTCTGTTTAAAGATTCTAGCAGGAATGCTAAAGTTCATAAGTGGATCCCATTTTGTAAGAGATAAACTATACATGTGTTCATCTCTAGGAACAACAACAACTCTCATAGGGCGATGCACTTCAATGAAGCCTCTACTTTCCTCAACAACATTTCCGATGAGAGTATCACCGTTTGTTAATTTTAGTACTTTGCACAGCATTATTCTTCCTTTAAATTTAACGTATAGATTTTATATTCAAACTTTTCATCGTTGTAGATTTTCATCCGTTCAATAAAATGTTCTAACGTAAAATTCTTTCTACTCTTATAAGTCATGTCATCAGATATGTCATATAGAATAGCTTCTTTTTTATTGTCACCCAAACGCAATCCTCGCCCAATAGACTGTAGTGTTCTAATTTTACTCTTGCTTGGTGAAGCAAAAATAACATTGTGTAAATTACGAATGTTAATACCAGTAGAGAATGTTCCATACGATGCTACGATGATTGCATTCTCTTCTTCTTCAGTAATTCTACGAACTTCTTCTCGCTCATCTACTCCAACAGCACCATGAATAAAGAATACAGGTCTATTTTCTTCTACTGCGTCCTTAATCATATTATACAGTATTCTGCCGTGCTTGTCAACGAATTGATACAACAACAGAGTGTTACCTTCTAAACTCATAGTTAAATTTCTAATGAATCTATTTCGTGACGGCTTACCTATAATGTAATTTATTTCATCTTGATATTTAAAATTCTTACCTAGCTTACACGACTCTTCGTTGTGCTTAAGCACCAATGCTTTAATTCTAAACTTAGCTAATCGTCCAGAGTCAATCAATTCTTTTGTTGTTGTAATCTGTTTGACTTTACCGAACAATCCTTCTAAGACTAATCTATGTGTCTGTGTGCCATCTAGTGTGCCTGTGAGTCCAAATCTATATTTGCACTCTGTTAGTTTTGTTAGAATAGATATCAACGATTTTGCTTTAAACAAATGTGCTTCATCTCCAACAACTAATTCAAATTCTTCAAACCATTCTTTTGGCATCTTGTAAATTGATTGCCATGTAGATATGACAATGGGGCAATCAGTTTCTTTGGTTGCACCTGACATAATCTGGTGTATGTATTTATCACTCTCAAATCCATAGTCCGCAAAGTCTTTGTATAACTGTGCAACAAGTGAGATAGTAGGAACAATGATAAGAGTCTTGCAATTTAAATATCTCGCAATGAGATATATGATAAGCGACTTGCCAGATGCTGTTGGTGATACTAATAAGTTTCTTCTACTACGTACTGCATGAATGAATGCATCTATTTGATAGTCTCTAACTTCAAATGGTACACCTAGCGTATCAATAAAGTCTTTTGCTTCTGTTACAGAAAATTCGTCATACGTTTCTACTGATTCATCAAATTCAATTACGTAGTCACGTTCTTTAGCAAACTTTTCTAAGTATGGAATCAAACCATAATAAATTTGTCTGTTCTGAGA